TTGAAGTTGAATGGTTGCCTAAATTATTAGGACCACGTGTTGAAAAAACATATAAAGAAACTAATTTTAATAAAAATAATAGTAATGTTAAAGCAAAGGCTATGAAAAAAATGACTAATCCCGCTTTAGCAGAACTAATGAAAAATATATAATATGGTAATAGGAATTATTTCAATTGTATTATGGATCGCTACTATTGTAGGATTTATTATTTACAACTTAAATCAAAAAGTAGTTAAATTAGAACAAATTGCTTCTAAACAACAGATTATTATTGATAGTGTAGCTGCTATTGTTGAAGAATCAAATAAAATGCTTAACCAAGTTGAATTAACTGAAGCATTTAAATCAGATGACCAAATAGGTTTCTTCTTTAAAAGCTTGATTAACATTCAAGAATCACTAAACCATTATCTTAAGAAATAAATATGGCTGAAGAAGAAATATTACTAACCAAAAAAGGAACTGTACGTAAACGAAAACCAAAAAAATCAAATATTTATTTCACTCAGGATACTGAAGACGCTATTTTAGAGTATTTAAAATCAACAAATCCTACACAACGAAATCAAATATTTAACGAAAGAATTAACTATGCGTTTCATAAACTGGCTGAAAATATCATTCACACTTTTAAGTTTTACTATACAGAAGTGGATACAATTCCTGAACTCCAACATGAAGTAGTAGCTTTTCTATTAGAAAAATTACATTTATATAAACAAGAAAAAGGTAAAGCATTTTCTTACTTTGGTACAATTACTAAACGTTATTTGATATTATATAACAACGCTAACTATAAGAAACTAAAAGATAGAACATCTGTTGACGCTATTGATGAAGATAAAACTATATTAGTTGATTTAGTAAACAATAGTAATGAAACATACAAAGATCAAGTACCTACATTTCTTAAACAATTTGTAGTGTATGTAGATAATAAATTATTTACTTTATTTCCTAAGAAAAAAGACGCTCAAATAGCAGACGCTATTATGGAACTATTTCGTAAAAGCGAAAATTTAGATATATTCAATAAAAAAGCATTATATATCTATATTAAGGAAATAATAGATGCATCAACCCCACAAATAACTAAAATTATTAAACGTCTAAAACTAATATATGTTAGAAAATATAACGAATATTATGAACATGGACATATAATAATGTCGATCTAACTCCTTCTATCTTCCATATTTATATCAAATAACCAATATGGATTTTAATCAAGTTTTATTTAAGGACAAAACATTCGCAAACTTACTTGAAGATATATATAAGAACGCAAATCGTAAAGAAAAAGAAATTAAAGCATTAATTGATCAACTGAAACCTATGATACAGGAACCAGGTGACGCGATGATGCTTGTTCCTTTATTAAAAGAATACATGGAATTAGCTATTAAGAACGATGACGCCTTAATTAAAATGGCAGGCATTGTTCAACGTGCTATGTCTAATGGTGGTAATGGTGGTGATGAAGGAATGTTAAGTGATAGAGATAAAGAATTATTGTTTCAAGAAATCAATAACGTTAGTATAAAACAAATTGAAAATAAGTAATGGGTAAAGAAAATATCATATTAATTGGTACTAATTCTTCACAAAAATTATTAAGAGAAAGAAGTTCTAATTTCCTTGGTAGAAATTTAATTGAACAATTACCATCATCAACATTTACTTGGGGTAGAGTATTATCTGTGAATACTAGTACTAAATCTATAATTTATAGTTTAATTGACGATGTTGTAGGATATGTTAAAACAGGTAATGCTATTCCTATTAATATAAATAATATTACATTACCTACTATAGGCAATATTGTTCCTTTATCAAAAGGTCCTGATACTAATGTTAGCAATAACGCAGGACAATATTCTAAAACAATATATTATGGAGATCCTATAGGAGTACAACAAACTGTAAATGGAAACACTGTCGATAAAAATAAAGATAATAAAATAACTATAGATCTTAATAAAATAGATTTTCCTAATGGATCATCAGGAGTTAAAAAAACAAATGCTAATATTAAAATAACTTCTCCTTCTTCAGCAGATATTGATTTTTATAAAGCAATACTGGCAGGAATAGGAGCACCTACTTCCAATGAAAATTTAAAATTATCCTATGCTTGGAGACAAGCCGAAGGTGGATCAGCCGCGTGGAATCCATTTAACACTACATTTGTAAAGGCAGGTGTAACAAACAACAATTGTAATAAAAATGCAAATGGTACCCTCAATGCTGTTAAGAATTATGCATCGAAGCAAGATGGTATAGATGCAACTGTTTCGACTTTAAAACTAAGTTACTATACTAAGATTAGAACTGGATTAATTAATGATATAGGAGCTGAAATTATTTCTTCATATATAGATGAACTTAGTATTTGGGGAACAGGAATAGGTATAAATAATGTATTAGCTGGACCATTATTGAACCCACCACCAATATCTCAAACTACAGTAAAAATAGCAACTTGTTAATAAAATGGGAAAAGAAAATAGCATACGGACCAATACTAATATTTCATCTAAATTAATAGGTAATGGAACAGGCTTTTCTTCTTATAACTTAAACCAAAAACTACCAAAATCAATTTATTCATATGCTATTGTAACTTTTGTTAATCCTGTTGGAAAATTAATAACATATAATATTATTGAGGACAACTTAGGATTAAATAAAACTGGTACAGCGATACCTCTTTATCCGAATAAAATTATAATTCCAACAACTGGATCAATTATTCCTCTATTAAGAGGTCCTGATACTAATGTTGGAACTAACACTGGACAATATTCTAAAACAACATATTATTTAGATCCTATAGGAGTACAACAAACTGTAAATGGAAATATTATTATTAAAGAAGTACCCAAAATTCCTACTGAATCAAATGTTAATACTATTAATATAAAATCAGCTAATATAGGAATAGCTCATAACTCTCCTAAAGGAGATGTTATACCTTGTCCTGATGGAATATATGGTGTGTTTTGGAATAGAATGCCTTTTGGTTTTCAATTTGGAAAATATGTTAAGGGATTAAAAGTATCTAACCATGAAACCCACATTCATATTAGCTTTAGAACACCTCAAAAAGCTATAGAGATAATAAAATTAGCTGGATCATATGGACTTTTTGCTAGAGAAAATGCTTATGTTGAAGTTGTTGATGGTGCTCATAGTTCAGCTGGAACATGGCATAAAAAAACATTTTCTCAAGGTTATAAAATTGTTGAAGGAACAGCTCAAGTTATTATAACAGATTCAAGAGATTTTCAAAATCCAAATAGTATAGATAAATTAAAAAGAGTAGGTATGGCATTAGATGTTAGAGCAGATATTAATGAATCATATATAATGACTAAAGAAAAATTTCAAAAATTAGAAGCATATTTTTATAGAATATGTAATATATTAAATTATAAAACAAATTGGAAATAAAATATGGCATCAGACAGAAAATTTCACACTAGTGTAAATAATACAGACATAATTCAGCAATCTGAAGATGGAGGAGGCATCAAATTAACTACTAATGGAAAATTTATTTTTGGAGCAAAACACCAAAATGTTATTGATCAACTAACAGATGAAAATTATAATGGTACAGTTGATGTAAATGCTAATAATCAATCATTTATAGCAGTTATGAATGAAGATAGTCATGCTATAGAAGTTGAAGTACCTATTAATCATTTTACTTCATTAGAAATACCAACAGATAATGTTGTTACTTCTACTCAAACACAACCTAATGAACAAAATAATAAAGAATGTGACTATATAGAATATCTCCCAATTAGAAGTATTCTTCCTTCAGGAAAAATAGATAAATCACTCAAAGTATCAGGTGTAATATCTTCAATAACTACATTTATTAATCATGAAAATGATTATAAAAAATTAGGTTGGGGAAATTATGGAGTATCATCAGCTAAACTTTTCTGGAATGAAACATATCCAAACTATACTTATTCTGATGGAGAAAAATACCCCTATTTCCCTAATTTAAAAGCAAAAATAAAGGATCCTAGTAATCTAACATTTGATGAGGCCTTATTTAACTTCGTGGAAGTAACAACTGATTTTGAACGTTCAATAAATGATAAAACAAAGGCAGATAAAATATTAAATGATACAAATGATGATCAAATAAGATATATAAAGCTATACAATGGTGAAACATTGCAATACGAGGATCCAATAAAATATTACATAGTTACTGATGCACCACTTATAGCATTCCCATCTAGTTTACGAATTATGATGTCTAGAGGCATATATAACTCAGGATATATAACAACAGTATCTAGATTATTAGTGACTACTCATAAACTAGCTAAGGCTAAAGATCCTCAAACAAAATTGGGAATAACTGAAGAGGAAAGTACAAACGGAGGTAAAGATCCATTAACCAAAACTAAATTAAACTCATTATCTGATAGTCAAAAACTTAATAAGTATGCTAAACAAATAGATGATATATTAGCTTTATACAATAATGATAAAACTAATTTTTTAAAAGCATTAAAAGATGAATTTGATAGATTTTATAATAAATTTGTAGACCAAAGAAGAGAACCAAACAGCAGTGCTTTCCAACAACGATTTAAAGATAATGAGTCTGAATTTAGAAAATTCTATAATGAATATAATCAAAAAGCATTAGATGGAGCTTTAAACGTTATAGATTGTCCCAATCAACCAATCTTAATGCCACGTAGTTATGCTCCACCTCAAACACAACAAACAACAACTACAACAAAAACTACAACAAAAACTACACCAACACCAACTCCTGAGGAAGAACAGGAAGATATTTACGAAGCTAATTTTTTACCATTGATAGAGAATGATTATATTAGTGTAGGATATAGTCTAGACTGTTCTGATGTTACATCAAGAGTAATTAATGATGTTATTAGTAGCAAAGAAGAAACTTTCTCAGCATTAGAGTTAGGTAGTGATATTAAAATAACACCAACTGAATTAACAGAAATTGATACTTATATAGTTTTTGCTAAAACCGTTGGTGAAAAGGATTATAAAAATGGTGTTATTAATCCTAATACTTTATTAGATATAGCTAGTATATGTAAAAGTTTAGGTCTTAGAGCTCTTATATCATGTGCTAGAGAAGGACATAGGTGCAAAACAACATCAGGAAGAGTAAGTAGACATATGATTGGTACTGGTTTAGATATAGGAGGTTTTCTTTATATAGATAATACAAAACCAATAAAAAATCAAAATAATTGGATTACTAAAGGTACTAAAGCTGTTAGATCAGCAAAAGCTGTACCTCCTGCATTTAAAAAAATATGTGATGAGTTTGTAGCGGCTGCTCTAACTTTACCTGGTGCTAAAAGAGATGCTGAGGGTGGAGCTCAACGTGGAGTATTATGGTATTTTAACGCTACATCAAAAGGAGGTAATCATTTTGATCATGTACATTACAGTAATAAAGAATTATATATAGGATGGAAACCAAAATGTGTACCTAAATCATTTGATTGTAGCTCCGATGATTGTGCGGCATTAGCTGGATCAAATGCTCCATGCTGTTAATAAAATAATAAAAATAAACTATGAATAACGATATAAAAACATATAGTGGAGAACAGATAGTATTATCATCAAATCGACTTATTTTTAACGCTCGACAAAATGATACTTACATTAACTCTAAACGTTATATTAATTTATCAGCAGGTGATAAAATAACTATTGATGTTGGACCTAATGATAGTGATGATGAAGAAAATATGTTTCTAGTTAATGCTCCTAAAATGCAATTTGGTCTAGATAAATATGGTTTAGCTGAACCTGTAGTTAAAGGTGAACAACTAGATTTAATATTAACTCAACTGATGGAAGCTTTAGCTACATATAGTACTATGGTTCAAGCAGCAGCTATTGTTCCTGGTCCTATCATGTCTTTAATGTTAACTCCTGCTACTCAATATTTGGCTGGTCGATTACAGCAAATTAAATTTGACTTAAATAATTTTAAATCAGAAAAAACATTTACAATATAATGCCAAATTATAATAATAACAGTAACTATAGTAAACCTAAAGCACCTCCTGGTTTTCATTATATGCCAGATGGTACACTAATGTCAGATAGTGAAATGGTAAAGAATAAATCAATGACAAACCTCCAAATGTCAAATAATCAATCAAATATAAACACAATATTATCTGCATCTACTCAAAGTATACCTACCACTGTTCAAACTTCTAATATTAATGCTAATCCTTTAAATAATTTAGATCCATCTAAGTTAGCTCAACTTACACCTGAACAATTAGCTAAATTTAAGAGTTTATCTCCTAAGCAAGTAAAGGCACTTAATAATTTACCTATAGGACAGTTAAAGAATTTATCAGTAGATCAATTAAAAAAACAAGCAACTGCTGCTTTATCCAACGCTCAAAATAAATTAAAAGATACTAAAGAACAGTTAGAAAAAGGTATTAGTAACGCTAAAAGTAAGTTAGACGCTCTAAAAAAAGCTAATGATCCAACTACATTTTTAAAAGATCAATTGTCTCAATCTCCTGCGGCATCAGCTAACGCCATTGCGAGTATTGTTTTTCCTATATTAATTAAATTTATTAACGCTGAAAAAGTTGCTAACTTAATTATTAATAAACTTATTAATGATTCAAAGAAAAAATTAAAAAATAAAGGTCGTTTTGTTGTTGTAAATGGAGCTATTACTTTCACACCTAAAGATAAAGGAAATTATATTAAATATAAACAAAATTTTGATCGTAAAGTTAATGCATTAAAAAAAGTAGTTAATGTTCTTAAAACAATAATTGATACATTAGTTATCATATTAAAGTTTGTTAAAATAGGATTATCAGCTTTTAAAGTTTTATTAGCTATGAAAAAAGCAAAATTAGCAGCAAAAACACCACCCGCAGCAGCTGATTTAGCAGGACCTAATCAGTCTAAACCAACCGCTGCTTCATGGGCAAAAGATATTGGAGATGAAGTAGCCACAGAAAAAATTGAAGAATTAAATGAAAAAATAAATAATTATTTATTAATGGCTACATTTATATCAACTATATTAGGAATATTAAAGAAAATGATTGATGATATCAAAAGAAAACTAGATACATTAAGTTTTACTATTCAAGGCATACCAGACTCAGCTGCTTTAAATGATTCATTAAATTCATATACACCAATTAGTGATACTGATATTGAAATAACTGATAGTAATAATGGAGATAAATCATATACTATTAAAGTTATAACAACATTATCAGGCGCTTTACAAGCAATAGCATATGATAAATTCAGTATGCTTAAAATAACACAAACAGCTCCTAGTAAAACACGTAAAGCTGATGAATTAATTAATGAACTTAAACAAATACTAGGACAATAAAATATTTATAAACATGAAATCAGAAATATTTATTAAAATTTTACGACAAGTTGTACGTGAAGAAGTACAACAAGTAGTTAGAGAAGAATTAAAACTATTAATGGAAACACCAATTACTGAAAAATCTATAGTAGAAAGTAAAAAACCTGCTATAAAAAATTCATTAATTGAATCTATTAAATCTACAAAACCAACATCAATCCCATCTATTAAACCAACATCATTCACTAATAACAACGTTTTAAACGACATTTTAAACGAGACAGCAAACAGTGGAGAATGGCGATCTGTAATTGAAGGAACGTCTCAAATGGCGCCTAACTTTGGAATGGTTGGTGGTGTAGGTAATACAGGAGGATCATCTATTAAAGTAGTAGAAAGTGTAGATCAAATGTTAGCATCCGCTAGACCTTCTAGTGATGTAACTCATGTTCAAATAGATGCTGTTCCTGATTTTAGTGCGTTAATGTCAACAATGAAAGAAAAAGGACAAATATAATGTTAAAAAGAAATACATATCCGATAAATCCACAAGATATAGGACAACCTAGAGGTATAGGTATTAGTATACTATATAATAATGGAACAAATATTTTTAATACTACTACAACTACTAAAGAACAAGTTAAATCTAATTTAATTAATTTTATATTAACTAATAAAGGTGAACGTATGTTTAACCCTACATTTGGTGGAAACTTAAGAGCGTCTTTATTTGAACCAGATACAATGTTTGATAATCTATCAGCAAGATTAGAACAAGAAATATATGCTTATGTTCCTAACATTACTATGAAAAACATAGATATAAAAAAACAATCTGATAGTAATTTAGTAAATATAGTTATAAATTATTTAATATATAACCAAGAAGATACTTTAGTAATTAATTTATCAACATCACAATTAACCCAACAATAATGGCAAACGTACCAGATATAAAATATTTTGATAAAGACTTTAGTACATTAAAGCAAAATTTAATTAATTATGCTAGAACATACTTTCAAAATAGTTACATGGATTTCAGTCCATCAGCTCCAGGAAATATGTTCATGGAAATGGCTTCTTATGTAGGTGATGTTTTATCATTTTATACTGATACTCAATTACAAGAAACATTATTACTATATGCTCAAGAGAGAAAAAATATAATAGCGTTAGCTTATTCATTAGGTTATAGACCTAAAATAACATCAGCTGCTTCAGTAGTATTAGATGTGTTTCAATTATTACCATCTGATGCTTCTAATAATTACCGTCCAGATTATAGGTACATAACAAGAATATCTAAAAACTCTTCAATAAAATCAATATCTCAGCCAGATATAACTTTTATAACTCAAGATTCTGTTGATTTTTCTTTTTCATCATCTTTTGATTCAACAGATATTACTGTATATCAATATTACGCTAATACAACAAATCCACAATATTATTTACTTAAAAAACAAGTAGAAGCAATATCAGGACAAATACAAACCACAACATTTAATTTTGGTAATCCACAACAATTTTCAACAGTTACTATTAATGATTCTAACATTATTGAAGTAATGCAAGTGATGGATAGTGATAATAATACCTATTATGAAGTACCTTATTTAGCTCAAGATACTATATTTGATGAAACCTTAAATCTACCTATAAACGAACCTAATTATTATAATGATGATAGTGCTCGTTTTTTATTACGTTTAAAAAAAGTACAAAGACGCTTTGTAACTCGTTTTGATGATGATAATAATTTAATGTTAGAATTTGGTGGTGGTGTAACATCTTCTCCAGATGAAGTAATTATTCCAAATCCAGATAATGTAGGTATCGGATTAGTAGATGGAATAAGTAAAATGAATATGGCTTATGATCCATCAAACTTTATGTATACTAATGAGTATGGTGTAGCTCCTGCTAATACAACTTTAACAGTTACTTATTTAACTGGTGGTGGTATTAAAGCTAACTTACCAAGTGATGATATTGGATTAAATGTTTTTGTTGACTCTAATATTAATAATTATAATATAGATTCTTCATTAGTAAATATAGTTAAAGGATCTATTAGATTTAATAATTCTTTACCATCATCTGGTGGTGGACCTGGTGAAACAACTGAACAAATTCGTTTACAAGCATTAGCAAATTTTCCAACTCAAAATAGAAATGTGACAAAAGCGGATTATTTAATTCGTGCTTTATCCATGCCTTCCAAATTTGGTTATATAAGTAAAGCTTATGTAGCACAAGATTATTTAGTAGCAAATGATACTGACAAACAAAATTTTATTAATAATAATCCATTAGCAATTTCATTATACATTTTATCAAATAATATTGAGGGTAAAATAACTAGAGCATCAAATGTAGTTAAGAAAAATTTAAAAACATACTTATCATATAATAAAATGATGAGTGATGCTACTATAATTAAAGACGCTTATTATATTAATATAAAGGTTAATTTTGATATATCAGTACTTCCTGCATATAATTCACAAGAAGTATTAACTAAATGTATAAACGCTTTAAAAGAATATTTTAATATATCTCAATGGCAAATTAATCAACCAATAATATATTCTGATATTTACAATTTAATTGGCTCTACTAAAGGAGTTCAATCAGTAATTAAAGTAAGTGTTGATAATTTAGCCGGGGGAAATTACTCAGACTACTCATATGATATTTTATCAGCTACTAAACAAGGTGTTATATATCCTTCATTAGATCCATGTATATTTGAAGTAAGATATCCTGATACTGATATATACGGTCGTATAGTTACTTATTAAGAGATATTAATTTACCATATTTATACTAGAAATAATCTAATATAAATGGGCGTTTATAAAATATTTCCTTCACAGGATACAACACTTTACACAGACTATAATACCCTCAATGCAGGATTAGATGCTATTATAGATTTATCAAAAGCTGCCTCAGTCACTTATCCTTCATCATCTACTAGTCGTATATTGATACAATTTGATAATACTGATTTAGCAAATGTATTTTCTAAAATATCAGGAAGCTACACAGCATCTTTAAAAATGTACAACGCTAATGTACAAGGAATACCTACAAATTTTAATTTAATTACTAACCCATTATGGGAAAGTTGGGATATGGGTACAGGACGTTTTGGTAATAATCCTGAAACAGATGATGGTGCTAGTTGGAAATATAGAAGTTCTAACCAAACAAATGCTTGGAATACAGCATCTGCTCCTGGTTCAAAATATTACGCTGGAAATACAGGTGGTGGTACATGGTATACCGCTTATAGTGCTACTCAATCATTTAATTATTTTTCAACTAAAGATATTGACTTAAATGTAACATCAATTGTTAATGCTTGGTCATCAAGTGTTATACCTAATTACGGATTTATTATTAGTAATTCAGGTTCTATTGAATTTGATAAGAATTATAATTACACATTTAATTTCTTTTCAAGAGATACTAACACAATTTATCCACCTTGTTTGGAGTTTAAATGGAATGATAGTACCGTTACCACATCATCAGCAGCTATTACAATACCAAATGAAGAAATAAATATAGCTGTTACTAATAACAAAACAACATTTTATGATACTGAATATGTTAAATTTAGGATATACGCTAGAGAAAAATATCCTGCTCGTGTGTATTCTACTACAGCATTAACTAAATACAATAAAATATTACCTGTAAGTACTACTTATTATTCAATTATAGATTCTAATTCACATTTAAAAATAATTGATTTTGATACAGTAGGTACTAAATTAAGTGCAGATGATACAAGTAGCTATTTTATGTTATATATGAATGGATTAGAACCAGAGCGTTATTATCATATTCAAATTAAAACCACTATTAATGGTGGAACTTATATATTCGATGATGATTATTATTTTAGAGTAGAACAAAAAATATAATAATGGCTGAACAAATAACAATAAAAAAAACCATATATAGCGCTACAAGTATTAACAATATAATTAATACAAATTTTACTCAATTAGCTAAAACCACTAAAGAATCACCGGTGACTCTTGATATGTCTATTAATGATTTTTTTTCAAAATATGATGAATTATTTTATGAAATACCATTATCAGGTTCAGATCAATCACATTTAGGATTAGCAACTCGTAGTTTAGAATATTTAGATTTATCAATAGATGATTTACAAAACGAAATTAATTTTTTAAGAGAAGAAAATATTGACTTAAAAAATCAAATATATACATCTTCAAAAATAACAACAGGTTCATTAGTAATATAATATGGCAACATTAATAAATAAAATACTAACCAACAATAATATCTTATCAGGTTCTCAATTACAATTAGTTGTTACAAGAGATATGATCCGCAATTATGGATCTTCTGAAGATTATATTGAAATGCATATAACGGATCCTGCGAACAAAAATATATTCTCAGTTTCTCCTTTTAAAGATTTTACAATTCCTGGAATATTCCAACCCTCTACAGCTTACACAATACAAGAATTAATATTTGATCCATCCTCTGATTTAAAAAATATAGGTATATCATTTGGTGATTATAAAGTTACTTATAATATTTTAAGACCTAAAATAGTTAAAGATTACAATCCTAGTTTATTCATTAAAGAAATATCTGGAGATAGAACTGAAATAAGATTAGATACTAATAATATAGGTAATGATACTTTTATAAGTAATACCACTGAATTTATAGATGATTTTCAATCATTAGCTTATTTTAAAGAATTTTATCTTAATTTTGGTAAAAATCAATTACTACCAGCTATTAATGTCGCTTTAGATTTAGATTCATCTACTGTATTAATTAAATTATTAAATCCATTACCCTTAAAATATAAGATAAATGATTTATTATCTGTAGTTGATGAAATAGCAAATCCACAAGTATTCAGTGCTAATATAACTTTAGATTCATTACCTGTAACATTTCCTACATTACGTGGACCTAATTTTGATTTAGATTTAGATAACTTAAGAGTAGGACCTACACCATATTATAACTTTAATCAAGTAACTCATTTTAATGGTCAGTTTGCTCCTCAATTACAACAATTATTAGGACAATTAAGTGCTTCTAATTTTGCTATTAATGTTGACTATACTGATTATCAATATGAAAATTTTATTCATTACTCCTCTGCCGCTCGTCGACTAGAAGGATTTCAATATAAATTAACTAACATTGAGTACTATACCTCAGCTAGTGCTTCATCAGCATTAAGTTCAAATATAAATGCTCAATCAGACGCTTTACTTTATCAAAGTAAAATAAACGGATTTATTCAAAGTTTTGATGGATGGGAAAAATATCTTTATTATGATTCATCATCATATTCTTGGCCTAAATCTAACTCTACTAAATCTTATGTAAACTATTCAACCACTTCTTCTCAAGGAGTAATTTGGTATAGTGGAAATTATGATTCTGCTTCATTATATGATGATAACAATCAAAACTATATGCTATATACTTTACCAGGATATGTAGCTGAAAATGATGACAATGAATTAGCATTTAAATTTGTAGCATCTGTAGGACAGATGTTTGATGATATTTGGATTCATATTAAAGCAATATCTGATTTATATCAAGCTAAAAACTCATTAACAGACGGTATATCTAAAGATCTAGTATACTTTGCTCTACAATCAATGGGTATTAATGTATACAATGATCAAGATGGTAATAATGTATTTAAATACCTATATGGAGTAGATACAGATGGTAAGTATTTGCCACAAACTGGTTCATGGGAAACATTGGTTAGTGCCTCTAATTATCAATTATCAGGACAGGACTTACAAAAAGGAATATATAAACGACTATACCATAACTTACCTTTACTACTTAAATCAAAAGGTACAACTCGTTTTATTCAATACTTAAATACAATATTCGGTATTCCAAATACAGTAATGAGCTATATTGAATATGGTGGGGTTGATAAAGTAACATCTTCATTCGAGTATGAATATGATAGATTTACTTATGCTTTACAATCATCAGGTTCAAATCGTATAACTATTCCTTGGAACTATACTTCACAAAGTAAAACTAGAACAGGATATAATGACATTGTACCTAATGGTATTGAGTTTAGATTTAAAGCATACCCAACTGCTTCTAATCCAGCTACTCAATCTTTATTTTATA